ATGTAGTATCAAATCAAAAAAATGAAAATAAAACAAATGAGCGAGTATTAAAAAAAGGACAGTCTCAAGGGGAAACAGAAAATGTGGAACAACAACAATCGGATCAAATGAAAGAAAGTTTTACCAATATGGGGGCAAGGGCAAATTATTTACCAAATGTTGATGAACTACCTCAAAATTACCCTGTCATAAATACGAAACAACTTTCCAATACTGTTCAAAATTATGCGAATCCAAATGTTGCCACCGACAAATATTTTGATCAAAACAATTATCAAACTCAACAAAACCGTGGTGTAAAAGTGGGAAACATGATTCAAGAAGTATATTCTTTAACAGGTAATTATGTTGACACAAGTAATTTTAAACACAACAATATGATTCCTTTTTACGGAGGAAAAATTAAGGGACAAGTCTATGACGTAAATATTGCCGAGACAATTTTAGATAATATGAACGGTAATGGTTCACAAATGATTAAGAAGATTGAACAAGCACCTCTTTTTAAACCTCAAGAAAATATGCAATGGGCATACGGCGCACCCAACATGAGCGATTTTTATCAATCCCGTGTAAATCCAGGTATGAAGAGTAATAATGTCAAACCATTTGATAGCGAATATGTTGGACCTGGTTTAGGAAAAGGATTTTCAAGTGACGGTAGTGGTGGTTACAATTCTGGTATGGAAGCCCGTAATGCTTGGTTACCAAAATCCGTTGATGAATTAAGAGTCGCAACCAATCCAAAATTAGAATATTCCCTTGAAAACCACGAGGGTCCATCCTATTCCACGATTAAAAATCCAGGTATTGAAGGTAAAATAGAAAAATATAGACCAGACACCTTTTATATACAGACTCAAGACAGGTGGTTAACTACTACTGGACAAGAAAAAGGACAAATGCTTCAACCAGTTCAAGAAGTTCACGATACGATGAGAAACGCCACCACTAGGTCATACACAGGTGTAGCAGCACCGGGAGAAAAAAATGGAGGATATATTTCTGGAGAATATGAAGAAGCCAAAAGACCAGAACTTGGACCAAAAGACGTTCCTATTTGTGCTGCTGTTGGGCGCGGTCCTTGTGACGATCGCGACAATATTATAAAGAATTACACAACTAATGTAAATAATCGTACGGTACAAAGACAACCCGATACGATGCGAAGCGGTTTTGGCAGAACATTAGGCGCAGTCATTGCTCCTTTAATGGATTTCTTAAAACCAACGCGAAAAAATGAAACCCAGGACAATGTAAGAATTTATGGTGACGCAAATGCGAGTGTAAAAAGCCAATATGTGAATAATCCAAATGATGTTACTCCAACAACCATAAAAGAAACCACTTTGTATTCACCCAACTTTTATGTAGGTAATCAAGTAGAAGGTGGTGGTTACATGGTAGCAGACCAACAAGCGATTCAAAATCAGCGAGACTCTACCAATTGTAGCACTGTAGGTAATCCTGGCGGCAATTCATCTAAATGGGGAAGTATGAATTACAACGCGGCATATATACAAACCAATAATACATTGAAAGAACCGCTTACTTATGCCAGAACAAATCACGGAAATACACAAATATATAATCAAACCATGAATGTAAACGTGGCAAAGATTGATAGTGATCGTTATAATACTCGTATGTATGTTCCAAACAATATGGGATATCGTCCTGTGTTGAAGGAAAATTATGGTGAAATCAGACAACCTCAACAATATGACCAAAGCGTAAATTGCGATCGTATAGCCCCCGATTTACTTGATGCGTTCAGGAAAAATCCATTTACGCATAGTTTGACATCCGCTGTATAAAATAAATAAAGTATATTACGTTAAATAACATATAAATATTTTGACTATTATATTAGTAATAATCAAAATATAAAAATGAAGTATATTATTCATCAATCAATCATGGAAAAATTAAAATACTTTTATAAAAATCGTAAAATTCCAAATATTATATTTCACGGCGAATCCGGAAATGGAAAACGCACTATTGTAAATGATTTTATTGATATTATTTATAATCATAACAAGGATCAAATTAAAAATTATGTCATGTATGTCAACTGCGCACACGGTAAGGGTATTAAATTTATTCGGGAAGAATTGAAATTTTTTGCCAAAACACACATCAATTCTAATGGTGGCGATAATTTCAAAAGTATTATATTATTAAATGCTGATAAATTAACAATTGATGCGCAGTCGGCATTAAGGCGTTGTATTGAATTATTTAATCATACTACTCGTTTTTTTATTATTGTAGAGGATAAATACAAATTATTGAAACCCATATTGTCTCGTTTCTGCGAAATATATGTACCCGAACCGGTGATTCATGAGAAGGCGGTTAATTTATATCAACATATACTTGACCAAACATTTAAAATGAGAGAACAAAAACATTCAAGGGAAGAATGGTTACATAAATATTTAATTAAAAACAAGGAAAATATGACTCACGAAAAAATAATGATTCATTCTACAAAATTGTATGAAAAAGGATATAGTGGGTTGGACTTAATCAAAAATATTGATAAAAAACAAGATTTACCTTTGGTAAAAAAATATGAATTTCTTTTTACGTTTCATAAAATTCGCAAAGAGTTTAGAAATGAAAAATTACTCATCATGTTTATCTTGAATTTTCTTTTTTTGAGTTTAGAATACAATTTAGAAAATATTTCTTTTATGTAATATGGATGATTTTAACGTTTCTAGCTTACATGAATCCAAAAATGAATGGGGATCACGTTTACTCACTATTTTAACACCTCATATTGTCGATGGTTTAAAATCAATATTTGACGAGGCAATCAAATTGTGTAAAGACAATAACGAAATGGACAAATATTTAATGACATTTCAAAATTTTATTACTCGTATTCCAAAGTGGAATCCTACAATTATTGAAAGTGAACGCTTGCGAATTGTTGAAAAGAGTGGTTGTAATTATTTAGAAGATTTAGTAACTTGTGTACATATTATTCAATTGAAATTATTGACTGCTATTCGGGCTGGTCAAAAACAGCGAAAAATTGATATTAGTATTCCAAAGTTGGATGACTTCATACACAAGGTCTATATTAATGTTGCCAGAAAAATATACAAAAATGTTTATTTATTTGAAATCAACATACCACCTTTACAAATACAAAAACATTTTCGAGAAACGGAAATTATTGTTCAAGAATGTATTTTAAATACAGTGAGAGAAAGTATACCGGTGGAAAGTATTTTACAGGCTTATATGGGTGAGACGATTGAGGAAGACGTAGTTGAAGAAATTAAGGAACAAGTTATCGAAAAACCCGCGGAAGCAAAAGGTGAAACCCAGATTATTAAGGAAACTGGAGGAGGGGATGATAAAAAGGTTGAACAAACCGGCGGATCACTTAAAAGTGACGCTATTTTACCAAAAACTTTGGAAGTTATGACAGAAACTGAAAAATCTAGTAGACTATCCTTTAATGATGTTGATTACGCAAGAGATGAAAATAATAATGAAATAAAGGTAGAAGCTCCAAAGAATATAGAACGTTTAGAAGAAATAAGCGAGATGCGCAATGAACAGCGTAGATTGGAAACCGAGGAGGATGACGATTTTGACAATCCACGATTAAAAATTGCGGATGAAGATGTTAAATTGGATGAATTATTAGATATTCACAACATTGATACGCCCAATGAAATAAGTTTAATGCCAGATTTATTAATTGATGATATTGAGGTTTTGGCATAATTGCGTAAAATAATAAATAACTTTGTTCTATATTATTTTATATCCATGGCAAGTGTTTTTGTGATTTCTGCCGTAATTTCAATCATATATTTTATTATTCGATTTGTTGAAATGCGATTTGTGGAAAAGGAAAATAAACCCTTGAAATTTTTAGTGAGAGATTCGCTTCTTGTTTATTTCAGTGTTGTTTGCGGTACTTTTATTATTGACCAGTTGAAACCAGTGATACAAGATGTGGGGGATAAAATAGCACCCGCAGTTTTTACCGATAATCCTGGTTTTTAAAGATAATTTTGGTTTTTAAATAATATTATTTTATAGACAATTTATATATCTATAAAATAATATGGATAATATGAACAATCCTAATAATGCACAAACATTAATTAGGTATAACAAAGCTCTATTACCTGAGGATGTAGATAAAAAAAATCTAATATATTTAGATTCGGACCACCAATTATTAAAAGAAGATGAAATTCATATAGGAAAATCATATTATGCTATAAATATAAAAAATCCGGATAATGTAAAGGATAATCAAATAATAACACACGATGAAAAATTTTATAGTAGTGGTCCATTTCAAAATTTTGGAAAATTAAAAAAAATAAGTTATTCAAATTATGGAGATATTTATATTTTTGAATATGGTAAAACAGAGGATCTATATACGACAAACGGAAGTAAGGACACACATGATTATTTATATTTAGACCAGGATACAATCAATAAACCTGTTGAAATATTACCTAAAAATGTATTAAAAATAAATGATAACACAATAATTGATAACCCTAACCCTGTTATTGCTAATCGGGTTGCTGGTAAAAAAAGAAAAACCAAGAAATCCAGGAAACCTAGTTTCAAAAAATCCAGGAAATCTCGCAGGAAAACAACGCGTCATAAAAATAAATCAAGACATTAACGCCCAGTCCATACTTTTACATAGGGCACCATTATTTTTCTTTCATTATTGAGTTTATTCTTATATTTATGAAAAGTGTATCCCCAATGGTATTCGCCGTTTTGATACTTTAATATATCTCCAAATAAAGAAGGTACGCGTTTTAATCTTGAATTTTCCATTGAAATAATCAATCCCAATATTCGTTCAAGACAACATCGATCTTTCCTGCATCTGATAACTTTTAACATGTTAAACATATTGTATTTTTTTTGTATATAATTTAAAAATTCATGGTTTATATAGGTTTGAACACCAAAACAACCATTCCATTTATTGTTTCCGTCTACAATACTCATATTCAAATATTTGTTTTCCTTTACATTTTTAAATTCTTCATGAAACTTGTTACTAAAATTTAAATATTTTGATATTTGGACAAGTCTCTCATAGTTTTCATCGCGAGAATTTTTAAAATGCCATAATGGTAATACCTGGACACCTCTAAATAAATCAAAATTTATTCTTTTATGTATAAATACACTATCATGTAAAATAATAGCATTATCAAAAAATCGATTTTTATGGAAATAATAATAAGGCAATAATTCTCCTCGTTGTGGAAATTCTGATTGAATATATTCTACATTTTGGTATTCGTAAAAAGCCCGGACAAAATCTTGTTTACTGTTATCATCTATCACGACAATTTTTTTCAAAGGATACAACCTGCGAATACATTGTATACATTCATTCCAATAATGATTTGTCAATTCGGAATTCACATGTCTTAATACGATGAAACCAAAAGTCATTCTTGCTTTATTATTATATAGTTATAAAAAATCATATAATAATGTTAATTTTTTAATTTTTTTTTAATTTTTTTTAATTTTTTTTAATTTTTTTTAATTTTATTTATATATATATATTATGGTTAAATAAAAAAAAAACAAACTTCAACAAAATGTAATAAAATTATTAAAAATTAAAAAAGAGAAAATTATAAATAAAACAAAAAAATTTAGTAAAAAGTTAAATAAAACAATCAAAAATACATCTGCTTTTAAAAATTGTGAAAATTTTTGTAAAAACGATTATATGGTGGAAAGGAAAAAACAAGGTAAAAAAAATTCAAAGAAATATAATATTCCTTATAATCCGTCAAAAGAAGATAATAAATTTACTTACGACACCTGTAAAAAAACATTTTGTAATGAAAAATGTGAAGGTTACGATTTGTTAGGTAAAAATTTTGAATTGGAATTAAAAAAAAATTTAAATAATGGATTTAAAAATACGTATTCTAAAAAACAAATTGAAATGCTTAAAAAAAAGGGCGCCTTGTCTGGTTGTGTTGATGTTACTGGAATATATAATGTGTTTCATAAATAAAAAATAACAAATTTATACCAGTGAAGATTTGAATCCGCACCCCGTAGGGGTGCTCCATACAAATCTGTAACTGGTAACTTACTTGAGAATTCATCCGCCGAGCGGATTGAATTCTTCAAGGGTGTAAAATGTAAGAATTTGTTTTTCATTTTGTTAGAGAAAGAGAGAAGTCACGTTACGCTATATAAAAACCGGCATGGCATCAATATCCATGATGTTTTCATTGTTTGGTACCGTGGTAACCAGATATTTTTTAAACTCTTTTCTTTCCAGTTGATAATATGGCACATGATGATGAACATTTCGCGCAATCATCTTGTATAATTTAAAATCCGGATATCTCTCTTGACCATTGTTTTTATACAAAATATTGACTCCATTATCATCCAAACACCATTCAACAATAAGTTGAACCAATGGTGAGCATTCTTCTAGATTCAATATCTCGTCCATATCATCAATCAGGTAATCCCATATAGAACACGCCAGACGGCACAAATCAAAACTATAATTCGGATCTAAACGAGGTTTTTTCTCATTGAAATATGGTTCAAAATTATATTGAGTCGCAGCGTCCTCTCCGTTTTTAAAACAATCACTACAAAATTGTTTACCACTAAAGTTGTAAATACCTCTGCCAAAATCGATAATTTTGTATATTCTGCCATATGTAGGCACTTTATAATACTTGTTGTTGAACTTGTAATACAAGAACTTTTTGTCCGTCTTGTTATACATGATATTATTGGTGTGTAAATCGTTATGAGTAAATAAAAATACCTTTTGATAAGTTGCCAAAGTCATGATGATTTGCATCAATGCCGAAAACCACTCCTTTTCCTCCAATTCTTCATTCGCAATCAAGCTGTCAAATGTATTTTCGCAATTTTCCATACAAATAATTTGAACTGGAAATTTATCAAGAGTTACATCAAGTCGCTCATCATCATCATAATCTGATTCATTGCTATATTCTTCCGATTCATCGCTATACCCCGATGTCGATGTTTTTTTACCCGAATTGAATGACCCATTTGATCCGGATCCGGACCCAGATTTTGCTACAATTTCTTCAAAATTATCATCATTGTTTTCACTATCTTCGGAAGTATAAGAGGTCCTGGATGAACAAGAGGAACCCGAAACCATAGATTTAATTGTTTCGCTCTTGTTATTTCCATCATCATCTGTCAAATGAGACAAATCAATAGAAAACTCTTTTAATGTATCTAGTGAAATATGTTGTTCCTCTATTTTTTGACCTAGTTCCAAATCTACAACGTCATCCTCAGCAAAAATATTTTCAAATAATTCATTGTTGATTGATTTTGCCGATATATTTAAAGGATTTCCCCCGTCTTCCTGGATTTTGATTGGTTTCAATTTTTTAGCGTCGGATAAGTCGCGCAAACGATTGTTTTCATCATGTACTTTGAATAAAATATTTTTGTTTTTATTAAAAAAATCTGATTTATTGACAAATTCAAGATCATCAATAATATTAAATTTAAATTCTTTTTTGATGGCTAAAAAGGAACCGTAAAAATCAATACCGTGTACAAAATTGTGATTATTATTCAAAAGACTTGAACAATATGAAAATAAACCGTCCACATAGGCAGTGTTGTTTTCGTCCAAAATTTTTTCATTGACTTTGCTGGTGGTTGAATTGTATTTAGGCAAACTATACAGGGTTGGATCCATAAAATCATATTTACCGACAATTAATTTAAATGGGTCGATTAAGGGTGCCATTTTGAAAAATAAGTTTTTACTTTTTGTCTTGTCTTTTAGAGAATGTTTGATTTCACACTTGTACAAATTGTAGTCTGTTTGTTTTTCAACTTTGCTAATATACCATTCATGATTCAAGTTAATTGAATTGTAATTTGTTTCATTTAAATCAAAAAATTTATTGTAAATGGGAACATAATTTTGAACTTCAGAGAGATTGGTTAATTGTTCGTTTTGAAAACTTTTAAATAATTCACCATTTTTTCTTTTTTCATAATGAATTTTTAACAATTTATTTACAGTACTCATTAATAATTATACTTAATAACTATTTTTTTTTAAATCAAACTCATTGAAAATATTTATTAAGTACAATTATAATAAATAATTAGTATTCAAGTTTAGTGGTTTCTCTCTTTACATTCATTTTAAAATATGATTTTCGTAAATAATTTTTATTAATTTTTCTTAATTAGTATAATATGAATCTTGAATTAAGAAAATTTGATATGAAAACCATTAGTTTCAAACCCAATGAATCTAAAGGTCCCGTCGTGGTATTAATCGGTCGAAGAGACACCGGTAAAAGTTTTTTAGTCCGTGATTTACTCTTTTATCATCAGGACATTCCTATTGGCGTCGTCATTGCCGGCACAGAAGAAGGTAACGGCTTTTACGGCAAATTAGTGCCAAAACTTTTCATACACAACGAATACAACACCGCCATCATTGAAAATATTTTAAAACGTCAAAAATCTGTCTTGAAACAAATCAAAAAAGAAATGGAAACATTTAAGCGATCCACCATTGATCCCCGCGCATTTGTTATTTTAGATGATTGTTTATACGATGGCACCTGGGCGCGTGACAAGATGATGAAGCTGCTTTTCATGAACGGCAGACATTGGAAGATAATGTTGATCATTACAATGCAATATCCATTAGGAATACCCCCAACTCTCCGCACCAATATCGACTACGTTTTCATCTTGAGAGAACCATATATAGCAAACCGTAAAAGAATCTACGAAAACTACGCGGGTATGTTTCCAACTTTTGAATCTTTTTGTCAAGTAATGGATCAATGTACGGAAAATTACGAGTGCCTGGTGATAAATAACAACGCCAAGTCCAACAAATTATTTGACCAAGTCATGTGGTACAAGGCGGACAACCATAATGATTTCAAATTAGGCAGCAAGGAATTCTGGGATTTATCCAAGAATATCCCATCGGATGACGAGGACGAGAAATATGATCCAAATAATGTCAAAAAACGCGGACAAGGACCAAAAATCAATGTCAAAAAGACAAAATGGTAGAAGGGATTATATATTTAATAATCACTATCATAATCTTCATCATTATCACTATCGTTGTCACTTTTTATTTCGTCTAATAATTCTCTATCTTCGATTATATTCAATAATTTATCAACAGAATAAAATGTTTCAATGTTTTGAATTCCTGAAATATATTTATAAATATCATTTAATAAGTGAAATAT